AACTTCATCGCGCCCGCGAGCGCATCGGGGTCGGTGCCCGCGTCAGCGGCCGCGCTGCCCGCGGAGTTCACCTGATAGAAATGCCCGTTGCTCGTCAGGTAGTAGTACGAGTTGGGCGGGTTGTTTTTGTTCGGCAGCGTGGGCGCCGCGCTCAAGTAGGCGATGGGAGTGAGCGCCGCGGAATACTTCGAGAGCGTATCGATGATGCCGTCGGCGAGTTGCGAGCTGACCACCACGCCCTGGATGGTGGTCGCGCTCACGCTGCCGATCTGGCCGGCCACCACCTGGCCCTGAATAGTGGCGGCGTTTACCGCGCCAATTTGCCCGGCGGTGAGCTGCCCTTGAATGACGCCGGCGTTTACGCTGCCGATCTGCGAGGCCGCAATCTGCCCCTGAATCGTGGTCGCGTTCACCGAGTTGATGCTCGAGGCGCTCAAGCCGCCCGGCGCGATCTGCGCGTCGCCGACGCTGCCGGGTGTGGGAATGCCCGCGCTCGCTTTCTGCGAGCGCCAGCGCTGCAATTGATCGATCAGGCGCAGATAGGCCTCGAGCTGCGGCTGCGCCGCGCCGAACGAGGCTTTGTACTCGACCAGCGACTGGTCGCGCCAGGTCAAGGCCAGCGAGCGGATGATATACGTGCCGTCGATGCCGAGCTGAGTGTCGCTGATATTGACTTTCTGGCCCAGCTTCAAGCCGTCTTTCCAGATGGTGAACGTACCCTGTTCAATGGGAAACGCGTATTTCAGGACGGTAGTCTGCGCCCGCATCTGCGCGTCCGTGGCATTGGTGATCTGATCGTCGATGATGGCGAAGTCGTACTGCCCGTATTGCTGCACCGAGGTCGGGTCGGAGTAGGTCGCCGAGGGCGCAACGCCGGTGGATGGGTCGATCTTGCCGGTCGCGATGCAGTTGTTCACCGGGTTGGTGAAATCACGCGCGAAAGAATCGATGCGCACCGGGAAAGTGCTCACATTGTCGGGCGCAGTCGACAGATTAAAGGGCGCGGCTGGCGCATCGGCGACGTGGTTGTAAAAGAGCTTGCCGTCGAAGTCAACGCGCCATTCGGCGTTCGAGAACTTGGCGAGATCGTCGAGCACCTGGCGGCAGGTCTTGCCGATATAGTCGTAGATCTGCAGGTTCATCAGCGCCCATACGTTGGAGGTGTCGATGTTTGGCGAATATGCGTTTACGAGGCGCTGAATGATGTTCTGATCGGTGCAGGGAAAGACCAGCGCAGGCGTATTCAGGCACACGGCGCGGTCGAGCCAGGCGGCGTAGTCGAGCAGCGTGCACACGTTCAGCAGCGGCAGGCCCGGCGAATCGGTCTGGACGCGCTCGATCTTGTAAATCTGGCCGGCGAACAGTTTCGTGACGCCATCGCGCCCGTCCAGAATCACGACCGGCATAAGCTCGTGCACGTCGATGCCGTAGCGGTCCTGATCGTAGCGGGCCGTATCGTAGCGGGCCACGCGTTGAGGCGCCGGCGCCAATACCGTGATCTGCGCCGTGGTGATGATGCGCGTCGAGTCGTACTCGAGATGCGTGCGGTCGAGCAGGCAGTTTTTAGTGACGTCCTGCCCCCCGATCTGAATGAGCGCATTCATCGCAAGCTCGAGCCCGCCATCTGCGCCGCGAGCGTTTTGCCGATCTGATCGGCGAGTTGCGACGCGGCTTCCCTGGTCGTGATGCCGAGCGCGTTGATCGTAACTGTCATCTGCTGGATGCCCTGCACAGTGACATCGAGCAGCCGCTCGACGCGGTCTAATAGCAAGGTCGAGTTATTCGCCATCATGTCCAGATTCGGCCCTTGCCCATTGGCCATGTAGTCGTGAATCCAGCCGCCGGGGCCGATATAGCCCAGCAGCGTGTCTTTGCCGCCCAGCAGCTCGACCCAGGCGTCGTGTATCCAGCCGTCCAAATCTAGGAGCTTCGAGGTATATTGCGCCGTGAGGTTGGTCCAGGTCTGCACGCCGCCGTCATTCAACCCGCCGATGAACATGGCGACCAGCCGCGTATTCAGTTCGATGGCATTGAGCGAGTTCTCCTGGCGCGCCATCTGAAAATTGGAGATGACGCTCGATACCGCGGAGACTGCGCTCAAACCGAGACTCGCCCAGCCCATCGCGCCGCTCATCGCCGCGCCGCCAAAGCCGCCCATACCGCCGCCGCCGCCGCCGCCCATGCCTAAGCCCGGATCGTAGCCGGGAATCGCGCCGCCCGCGCCCGGTAATGGCGCTCCCTGCACGCCGCCGCCGCCGATGCCGATGCTGGGGATGCCGCTGCCCGTTTTGAATATCCCCGACAATTTATCGGCCATCGTTTGCAATAGCGTCGTGTGCTTCAGGATCGTATCTTCAAGCGCCTTGAAGGCCGTGCCGATGAGGTCTTCGAGGATCTGCTTCGACAAGCCCTTCAGAATGCCCATGAACATGTCGCCCCAATCTTTGGCGTCCACGATATTGTCAGCGATACCCTTGCCCAGAGTGTCGAAGGCACCTTTGAAATCGCCCATCAGGTTGACGTAAGTCTGGCCGGCCAGCTGCGCCTGATCGATCAGCAATTGCTGCTTGGTATGTGTGTCATCGAGCGCGATGATGTAGGCGCTCGCGTTCTCGCCCCGCGTCGTCGCCAGATTGATCTCCTGCGTCAGAATCTCGGCGTTTTTGGAATAGATCTCACCGAGCGGCGCGCCCTGATTGGTCAACCCGTCGACGATGTCTTTCTCGGCTTGGATGATCTTCGGCAGAATAGCCGGATCATTAGCGTACTTGTGCGCGTCCTGGGTGAGCGTGACCCAGGCCTGATCGAGGTCTTCGAGGTTGGGAATGCTCTTGTTCTGTAGCAGCGTGTCTATGGCGGTGAGATCGGCGCTGATTTTGTTCTTGCTCGACGTGCTTTCAATGCCCAGCTGCTTCATCGCATTGACCAGCGGGTCGAGCGGTGCTTTCGCAGCTTCGGTCTGGATCTTGGTCGTCAGCTCGCCATACTTCGCGATGGTCTTGTCGGTCTCGTTGCGGATATCCTGCTGGACGCGGGTATGGTCGGGCGAGAGATTATTGACCAGATAATCGCCCACGCCCTTGATCGCGTCTTCGATTTGAATAAACGCAAGCGAGCCCTGCTGGCCGTTCTGGATCAGCTCGGCTTCAAGCAGCTTGAGCTGCCCTAGCAGCTTCTCGGGATCGACGCCCGCCGCCGCCGTGTTCCACTCTTCATCGATGCCCTGGAAGCCGCGCAGGAACGTATCGAAGGCTTTCTGCGCATTCTCATCGAGCGTCTTGAAGGGGTCGGGCGCCTGGCCGAGCAGCCCCAGCTGCTTGAGCGCATCGACGCTCGCAACACTGAGCTTCTGTACTTCGCCCGTGAATTCGGTGACATGCGGCTTGGTCTCTTTGAGCGACTCCTGAAATTTCTTCGTATTCTCGCCGGTCTGCATGGCATTCTGGCCGAGCGTGCTGAGCGAGCCGCTGGCATCGTCTGCCGCCTGGCGGGCCGCCGAGAGCGCCGGCGGCAGGTCTGCGAGCGGGCCCCAGAGCGTATGATCGGCGAGCCATTTCAGAGCACTCCCGGCGTCGATCTTGATGCCGGTGATCTTTTCGATAGCCGTCGCAATGGTGCCCAGATAGCCGCTGATGTTCGGCAGCAAGCCCTGCAAATCGATGACGATAGCCTTGATATCGCCCATCGCTTTGAGGAACTTATCGAAATCGGCAATTGCCCACTTGGTGACGTTCATCACGATGCTTTCGAGCAGCGGGATGACAGTCTGCAGATCGGCAATGACGCTCTTTAAATCCGGCGCAACTTCACGCCCGAACTCGACCAGCAGTTCGTGCCATTCGGTCTTCAGGGCGTTGACCTGCACCGAGAGCGTGTCTTTCATCTGCTCGGCGGCATCGCCGAACTTCTGATTCATGGCGTCGGTCAGGATATTGACCTTATCCATCGGGTCTTGGATCGAGTTGAAGTCGGCGAGCACCTGCTTGGCGCTGGTCGACGTGTCACCGATGGCTTTCGCGAGATCCTGCCAGGTGAGGCCGAGCTGCGGCAACGAGCGCAGCGTGAGCTGGCCCTTAGTATAGACGTTGTCAAGCGCCTGCGCGACGCCCTCGAGCGGCGTACCGAGCAATTCTGCCGCGTCGGCGGCAGCTGTCAGCACGCGGGGGATATCGTCGGCGGAAATGCCGAGCGCGGCCATCTTCTGCGCCGCCTGCGCCAGCTCGGGGAACGAAAAGATGGTGCCCTTGCTGATCTCTTCGATCTTGCCGAGCGCGATTTCGGTGTCTTCCGCGCTGCCGGTGAGGGCGGTCATGCCCGCCGTCATCAGCTCGATTTTGCTGTAGGCTTCGACGGCTTCCGAGGCCAGTTCTTTGAGCAGCTCGACGGCTTGCTCTAAGCCGACGTTGAAACCCGCGAACTCGGCGGCCATCTCGAAGGTCGACTTGAAGCCCTCCATCGCGCCTTCGGCCTCGCCCGCGTGCTCGGTGAGATGCGTCAGCGCCTGGTTGGTATTCTCGAAGCCCGCCGAGGTTTTCTCGCCGACGTCCTGGACCGCGCCGACCAGCTCGTTCATCTTCGAGATGAAGTCGGAGGTTTCCGCGCTGATAACGGCTTTTAATTCACCCGCATCCGCCATATCAATTCACCTGGTGCCGGCGCGCATTGTACGCGTCCAGCCGGTCCATGAGGTTGTCGGGCACAGCCGCGGAGTACGCCGAAGGCGGCCGCGCTCCCTCGGGCGCCAGCTTTACCAGCCCGAATTTGCCGTAGAAATAACCCGGTGGGGCAGTGCCGGGCGCATGGGATGGTATCGATTCGCGAGACGGCTGCGGCGGCGGCTCGCTCGAGAATGCCTTCAGCGTTTCGAGCGGGATCATGGGTGTATCTTTGCCGCGATTGACATTGAAGATAGCCCACGGTGCGCGCGCCGCCAGCGAGTCCCAGAAGTTGCGCTCTTCATGCCAGCGCTTCCGCAGAGCATCGAAACGCTGTAGGGTCAGCCGCCAGAATTCAGACTCACTAAGGCCGAGGTCGTATCTTCCGAACGCCCAGAGCGTGAGCCAGTCGGGACTGCCGGCACCGCGCCTGCTGGCGGCGGCGGGGAAGGGACCATTTCAGGACGGCCTTCGAGTCGGGCCACCAGAGCGTCCAGCCATACTTCCTTCCACGCGTATACCAGATAGGGTAGAAGGTCATCGGAAATACGGCCTTTGAGCTGCCGGTTGAGCCATTCGGCGGTGATTTGCGGCTGGCGCACCTGAAGCGCCGCGAGCAGCAGTGCGCCTAATAGCTTCGGCGATTGCAGGACCGGCACCAGCGACTCATCTTTCAACATGGAGATGCCGTGGTCACGTTCGATCGTGATCATGACTTCAAAATCCACGACCAATTCGAGTTTCTGCCCGCCGATGTCGACAAGGATCGGAGCGCCCGGCGCGGGCTTCACGTATTTCGGCATGCGTTACCCCGCCGCCTGATTGACCGTGAATACGAGATTCAATTGCGGGATATTGATATGGCCGGTGCGCGCGGGTGAGGCCACGGCGTTCACCGCAACCGAGTAATCGACGGTCGCGTCGCCGACGGTATTCGTCGTAGGACTGCTGACGGTGATCCAGAGCACGTCGGAAACCGGCAGCCAGGGCGTGTTATTGCCCGCCGTCGCCACGCTAAAGGTCGCGGCGCCGCCGGCCGCCACAGGCGAGGCGCTGGTGGGCGTGGTCGAGATAACCGGCGTCACATCCACTGCGGCGCTGCACAGCCGGATAATCACCGCCTTGGTGCACAGCCCGGCGATGGGATAAGTCTCATTCAGCTGCTTCACGAAACCGGATACGACGCGGGTGCGGTGACCCGGATCGGTGTTGATGATCCGGTATTTGGTCGTCAGGCGGTTCTGAAACAGGTATTCCATGCCGTATTGCGAGCTGGCCGACTGCGTGGGGTCGGTCGGAAACCAATACATCGGAAAGCTCAATTGTCCGTCGTCAATGAGCGCGGGCATAAACGAGCGGTGCGGCGAACCGGTCGAATGAGACGTGGTTTCCACCTCGGCGACCTGCGGATTCGGTCCCGTGATGTCGCCCACGCCGGCGATGGTCACGTAGGTTTCGGGCGTTACTCCCACGCCTGAGCTGAGCACCTGGATCTGGGTGCCATAGGCCGCGATCCCGGTCGGCGGCGGCGGGCCGGCGACCATTGGTTCCACGGTGGGCATGTTGGGTGTCATGAGCGGACTCCTTTACTGCGGGTGTTACTGCGGGTTGGTACGGCGAAAGAACTGCGGGTTGTGTCCAACAGAGCGTATAAAATGCGCCACTCCTGAACAATCTGAAAGAGCTTGGTGTCGGTTTCGTACTGCTGCGTCTGCGCGCGGTGAAAAAAGGCGCTCAGGCGCACCTGCTGATAGTCGCCGCGGGTGTGCTCGAGATAATCGCGCAGTGTCTCGGCCATCGCCAGCGCGGTCGACTGCGAGAGATCAAACAGCGAGATTTGATACTCGCGGTCGAGCGTCTCGAGCGGCCCGTCGTGCCCATAGTGCGGATTAGGCCCCAGGCCGAAAAAGACCATGTAGGGCGTAACAGCCTGTGGGGCGGGCACCTGCGGCGCGCGGATGAGAAAGACTCGGTTCGAGGTCAGGTTCGACGCGACTAAAATGTCGCGTAGAGTCTGCTCGAAAATGGTCACGGATGATAAGCGAGCTTGTCAGCCATCCCTTCGATGACTTTCTTCAAGCCGCCGGCCACTAAATTGGCGATCAGCGGACGGGTCGCAATGACGGCGGGCCGGAAAAACGGCTCGGCCGGCATCTTGGAGGTGCCGCGCTCGACGAAGCGGGCATACGGCGCCTGCTTGAAATCCACAGCCACCACTACGCCGGGCCGGTCATCGGGGCCGCGGGCGGCATAAATGGCCTGACGCAGTGTGCCGGCGGGCGGCTGGCCCTTGGGCAGCACGCCGCGGTAAACGGGTGCCAGGTCCCTGGCCTCATCCCGGATGGTGAACGCGGCGGGCATGAGCGCGTCTTTCAATTCATGGCGCGCCTCGCCCATGCCATCCGGCCCGATCTGCTCGGCCATCCGCGCGAAGAGGCGCTTCATTTCGGGAACGCCTTCCCACTTGAAGGCCTTGGTCGAGGTCGAATAGGTCATGTCTTCTTGGTGTTCAGAGGCGCCGTGCCCTCTTTGATCTGCATGTCGTAATAGTTGCCGAGCTGCAGCTGATCGTCCGCGAGCGAATAGGTCAGCGAGACCGATCCGGTCAATCCCGTGGTCTGGCTGGGCGTCTGCACCGCCAGCAATACGCTGATCATGTCGACCGGCGCCGCGCCGTCGGGCGGAATCGGTCCCGGTATCAGATTCTTGGCGGTGCAGCGCGTGAGCGCCGTGATATTGGTCATAAGATCTCCTTGCATAAAAGCTGCAATTGCGCATTGCGCGTTTGCACGTTCAAAATGCCCTCGACTTCGTAGGTGTGACTGCCCCATTGGACGCGCCAGCGCGCATCGATATCGGGGCGGTAGCGGATCACGATGGGCGTCTGGACGACCATAATGGTGCGGCCGCTCTCGTTTTGCTCCATGGCGTAGTTGGGATTGATGGCCGCCCATACGTGGTCGATGGTCTGCCAGGACGTGATCTCGTCCTCGATGGGCTCGTTATAGACCGGCGCGAGCAGCGCTACGCGCGCATCGAGCGAACCGGCAGCTATTTCGGGATCAGGCATTTAATACACACTGGGATAGTCGCGGATGCCGGATAACAGCGCCGCGAACGCAAAAGGCGGCTCGGCCAGGCGCCCCGAGACCATCAGTTCGCGGTTGCGGTACCACTGCGCGATTAACAGCTTCATGGCCATCTGGATGTTTTCGCCGATGCCCAGCGGCTGGCCGCCACTATCCAGCGCATTGGGATCTAGCGTCTGACGCAGATAATTCTCGGTGTAGAGCCGCGCGGCCATTTCGAGCTCAGTCAATAACGTGTCTTCGTCAGTTTGCGAAGATTCGATGCGCAGCCACAGTTTCACCTGCGTCAAGGTCAGTACCGGCGTGCGCCCCGCTGCCGAAGGGGGAAGCGGCACGACGATGGTGGACGGATCGACCGGTGCAGTCGAAACGGTGCCGCCCTGGCCGCCGCTCAGGATCGTGACCATATCGTTGACGAAATTGTCGCGGTCGGAAAACCCCTGGGTCTCGAGGTCGCCGGGCGGATAATGCGCGCTGACCTGCTCGTTGGCGAGCGGCTGCGGCGTATTGTCCAAGTCGCCGTTCATGCGTGCAGCAGACCGAAGATACGCAGCAGCCACAGGATCAGCGCCACGACAACGACCACAATGATGAGTTGCTTGAACAGGACCGGTATCGGCAGATATTGCTGCACCAGCCACACGACCAGGCCGACGATAATCAACGCGACAACTAGCTGAATCATCAGTTCCATGGCGGCATCTCCTTGGTTTCGATGTTTTTCTCGGGCGGCTCATGGGTTTTAACCAGGCCCTCGCGGATCAGTTTTTGGCCATAACGGTTGCCGACCTGCAATACCTGCCCGGCTTTTACCGGCCTACCGTAAATGAACTGATCCTTGAGGGCCTGGACCTGCACAGGACTAGCCTTTCTTGTTGTGTTTTTCGGGTACCGCCTCTTCGGTCCCAGCTATAGCTGGCGCGACCACTAAGCCTTTCACGAAAGCCAGCGGGCGGTAGACGGCCAGCGCGACGCGCTCTTCGCAGCGGATGGTCGCCATGTTGTTGACGAAATCGTCTTCGTTTTCAAAACTGATCTCGATCATGAGCGTTTCGCGGTCGAATAGCGCGGCATTGCCCGGGAACGAGCCGACCAGATAGTTGAGCGAGGTCATGTGATAGCTAGTCGTGACCGGCAGACCCCACAATTGGGGCGCCGCCAGCGAAGCCGGGCCGCCCAGAATGTAGGAGCCGTAGGTCGTCTTCAGCATGTTCATAGCGGTCCAGTCGGTGGGGTTCATCACGATATTGGTGGGCCGGAACCCGTTGTTGGCGACCTGCAAAGCCGCGGCCGCCAAGGTATCGATATTGGTCGCCCCAGCCATCGTGCCTAAACCGGGCGGGATCGAGTAGGCGGTCGCCTGCGTCATGATGCCGTTCAAATGGCCGGCGCTATTGTCGCCGAACAGGATTTCGAGATCTTCCTTGTACCGGAGCGTGTAGGTGAGCATGGTGTCGATGGAAGTTTGCACGCTCGGCACATCGGCCAGCATCTGCCGCGAGACTTTGGTGAAATGCGCGATGGTGCGTACCATGGCGGTATTGTCGGTCCAGGAAATGCTCGACTGCGCCTTGCGGGTACCTTCCGTCACCTGATAATCCGGCGCCGCGGTATAGGTTTCCTTCACGAACTCGATCGCGTTGGTGCCTTCGATTGGGATTACATCGAGAATGTCGCGCATGGCCATCGGAAACTGCGGCGGCGTGACCCAGGCGACGCGGCGCGGGAAGATATACAGTCCGCTGCCGCCCTCGGTGATAGGCGTAGTGTTAGCCAAAGGCGTCGGCGCCGGCGTAGAACGCATATCAATACGTGCCTTGAGCGTCATCGATAATCGCGCGCGGCCCTCCCAGCGTCCGGCAGATTTATACTGCTCGCTCTCGGTGAGCTGCTGGCCGATAGTCACTCCGGTGCCGGGCTCATTGGTCGAGCCGGGCGGGCGCGACCCCTTTTGCTTGAGCGACGTAATTTCTTTGCCCTGCCGCTCGATTTCGGTGCGGTCTTTAGCGCGTTCATCCGCGACTTGCTTGATAAAGTCACCCACATCTTTCTCGGTTTTTTGCTGTTTTTCGAGGATGGCCGAGTCGACGAACTTCTTCTCGACCGCCTGCGTGGCGGCTTCCTGAACTGCTTTCTTGTTGTCTTCGAGCAGCTTGCCGAATTTATCGAGCAATTGCTGATCGGTTACGGGTTGAGCGTCTGCCATACCTGCTCCTTAAAGGCCGTGAGGCCGGTTTGAGATGTCCGC